GGCATAGGCGCCATCGTCCAGATCCGGTCCCGCGAACTTGGTGACGACGTCGCTGAGGATCGGGTCGCCAATGTCGCTCGCCGCGGAGTTCGCGTCGCCCGTAGCGGTCGAATCGAATCGGAATCCCGTATCGGGCCAGGCCGAATCAGCCAGGGAGTAATCGTTATCGGCGGGCATCCGGATCTGGCCTTTCGTCAGCTTGAACCCGTCGACGATTTCCGCCACGTTCCCCACCAGGCCGTCTATGCCCGAGGGGAACCCGTCATGCCGCCAGGACGCCGGGCCGCTGCCCGTCCGGGTTCTCGGCGTGCCCGTCGTCGCGCCGGGGGTTCCGCCGTCCACACGGGTCCCAGTTTCGGAGGGAGCCTCATGGCTTTTGCCGTAGGCGGTATTGCCCCTGGGCTGGAATTTGTCTTTGAGGCACCGCAAGGCAACGGCGGCCCACTCCCAGTTGGTCATCAGGTGGAACCCGGGGCCCTTGCCCGAACAGTAGGCCCTGGCCTGGTCGTAGGTCACCGACGTCGTGGGGTCCACACCCGCGACGGAACAGGCCCGCCCGTCGTAGACTTTGGCCTGGTAGGCCCCGACCAGCAGCTCGCTCTTTTCGACGCCCCCCACCACGAAGGCCGGGTGCACGCCCGTCCCCAGCAGCGGATCGATATCCTCCAGCTTGAATTTGGGGATCCGGACCATGTAGCTGGGATACCCCTTGTCGTCGTAGAGGACCGTCACCTGCCCCCCGCTGCCCCCCTCGACGGCGGCCCGGAGCGTATCTTTCACGAAAATGGTCGGCATGACCTATACCTCCTTCTCGCTTTTCAAGAACTGCCAGAGCTTGAGTTCTACCGCCTCGACATTCAAAGGAACCGGCTGAGGTTCCTCTTGTCCCTCCGATTGCGCATATTGACGAGGAGGAATCAAAACGCAGGCGACGTATCCTTCGCCCATGCCTCGGACCAGTCCGGCTCCTCGCCTGGAGATGTCGATAATGGTCTGGTTGTCCCCCTCTTCCGCCGCGAGATCCACATCCACCCCTCCGCCAAAACTCAGGACGACACCGGACAACTCCCAAGCCACATGCGGGCCGGGCTGCAGCTCGGACACTCTCATCCTCGCTTCGCCTCCTACTGAGCCGTGCGGATCGCCGTCCAGCGCACCCGTACGCTGTCCGCCGAGCCGCTCAGGCAGATCTTGAACCCGTTGGTCTGACGATCATCCGCATAGACATAACCGAGCTGGAATCCCCCGCCGTCGAAATCAAGGACGTCCAATCCCACCGCATAGTCCCCCAGCATCGGGTACGGGAGGGGCACATAGATGAAGGGGGCCGAAGACAGCACGACGGGCCCGCTCGGTTCGAGGCGACGCACGTCCGTCAAAACGACGGACTGGAGTTGGGCATCCGAATATCCGGACGTGCTGTCCGCCTCGGCCGACCCCGGGGGCACAGAGACCTGGTAGAGCGGGATGCCCCCATCAGGGACGGCCTCCCCCAGGCCGGTGCAGCTCATATTCCAGCCCCCGCCGACCTCCTTGCCCAGATAGAGCCAACAGATCTTGTTCGCCGGCAACGGCGCCGTCCCGCCCTGCGGCCAAGGGAAACTCGGGACGGCCGCGCCGTTGGCTTCCGCCCCGACGGGGAGGATCTGGCCCCCGGCAAAGGCCAGCCCCGCCGTAAGATTGACGTTCCTGGTAGCCGTGGTCGACTTGGTGGCGACGCACCCCCGGATGATGCCCCGGTTGGCGATGAGCACGTCCCCCGTCTGGATCCTCTGATCCAGGGTCTTCCTGATTTCCCGGTTCGCCAGCCCTGCGGACGCGAGGACCTCCATCAGCGCCCCCACGATCATGTTCTGCATGTCCGGCCCGAGCCCCTGGATCTGGGTATCCGTTTCGTCGAGACGGGCACCCAACGAGGCCTGGTCCCCCCGGGCAGCGGCCAGTTCGTTTTCCCGGGCCGCCGCCCGGGTATCCAAGTTGACGAAGTTCGCATCGATCTTCTCGTACGTGCCGTTCCACAAGCTCGGCAGGGCGTTTGCTATGTCGGGAATCCTGCCGATCGTCGCATTGGGCAGACTCATGTCCTCTCCCCCTTTCTAAAATCTCAGTTTGATTCGGACCAAATATGTTTCGTCCGCTTCTTTGACCTTCGGAGCGAAAAAACGATACCCCACTAGGCGGCCGCTTTCGTCGAACACCCCCGCCTCGGAGATCCAATACCCGGGAAGATCCGCGTCCTCCAGCCGCCCCGAGGCGGTCACGCTCATGTCGTCCTCCTGATACAGCTCCAGGAGGGGTTTCCTGACCAGCTCGTGAGCCAGGGCCGTCCGGGCCGGGTCGGGGGTCTTCGCGCTGCCGTCCGCGTTGTGCCCGCCGTCCCCGAAGGCCATGAAGCCCAGGCGGGGAAGCGCGCCGTTGTCGCAGAAGTGCTTGGCCAGGAAACGCCGGAACTGATCGGTGGTCACCGCTTCGGCCATTGCGTGTCGTCCCTCCCTTCTCTCATCCGCTCGTTCCCATCGTCATCGACGGACCCCCTCCGCCTATTTCCCAAGTCCCGTCCAGCTTTCCGGGAGGCTCCCCCCCGACCGACCAGGTCCCGTCGAGCTGCGCGTACCTCCACCCGATCACGGGAGCCGTCAGGTAATGGTCCCCTACCAGGCGCCACGATCCGTCGAGTCTCCACGCCGCCCCCAAAGGCCAGGACCCGTCAAGCCGCCGGCACCAGCCCCGCCCCAGGACGGCGACCTCCACCCCGATCCGGGGCGCCGACACGGAGGCCGAGGCCTCCAGAATGCGCTCCCATGCCGCCTCGATCCCCGGCGGGGCGAACCCGAAACGGCGACCGTCCAAGGACACCCCGGTCGGCGAGTCGCCGATCCGCCAGCTCCCGTCCAGTCGCCGGCCCCGGAGCTTGCGCTCGACGATCCGGCAGGGCGAGGCGGGGTAATCCAGATCCGATGCGACGACATGCCCCACCCTCAAAGACGGGGCGACTTGCCCCGAAGCCCGAATCGTCAGCTCCTCCCGGCCTCGGGCCAGCAGGCCGTTTTTCGGCCCCAGCGCCCAACCGTCCAGCCGCAGGGGCCAACGCTCGGCCGTATCGAGCCGGACCGCGAAGGGGCGGGCGGGGCGCTCCAGGGATTTCTCCCAGGCCCGATCCGCGAGAATGACTCTTTGGCGGATCTCGGGGCCCGCGATTTCCCCCGCGGCTTCCCCGATCCGCCATATCCCGTCAAGCGCCTGTCCGGTCAGTTCCGGCACGGCCGCATCCCGGCCGACCGACCAGGTTCCGTCCAGACGGAGATTCTCCCAGGGGTAGACCTGGGACAGCTTTTTCTCCATGGCCAGGAACATCCTATGCGACGGCCGCGCCAACACCTCCAAGAACAGCCGGTAGACCCAGAGAGGCCATGCCCTGACAGGCTTCATCTCCTCGACGGCCCAATGGATTTCCTGCGCCCATCCGGGCCGCGCGGCGTCGGCCAGGTCCAGCAGCACCGCGAACTCGGCCCAGTGGCTCAGATCCGGGATCCCCTCCAGGCTCCGCAGGGTCTTGAGCGCGCGGGGCGGCGTCTCGCCCACCTGCCAGGTGCCGTCCAGCCGCAGCACTCCCGATTTTTCGTACCATTTCCGGACATCGCCGGACTCCAGAATGGTCGTCCCCGGATATCCCAGGACCGTCAGCAGCTTCATGATGCCCGCCTTGGTGCCTTTGAGTCGGTGCCAGGCCACGAAGGACGAGATCATCCCCCGGCGGATCTCGTCGGGCCAGGTCGGATCGTAGAGATCCACGTGGAACTGCCAGGCCAACAAATCCAGGACCGCACCCGAAAGCTCCCCGATCCTCGGCACGAGGACGGCCTCCCTTGTCTGGGAGGCCGCACCCTGAAGCTCCGGATCGATCGCCGCGGCGGTGATCGAGACCGTCGGGTCGTCCCGGATGCTCCCCGGCAGGAGGTCCGACAGGAGCACCCCGTACAGATCGCTAGCCATCCTCCAGCCCTCCGTAGATCAGCTCCGAGGCCGCCGCCGCGGGAACCTCCGGAAACGCCGAGCTCCGGAAAACCGGCGACGCCACATCCACCCGCTTCGCCCCGGCGGCGACCATTCGGTGCACCAGCTCGGAGGGATTCAGGTCGCGCCCCAGAGCGGATTTCTGCCACAGGATCCACTCCTCCGCCGCCGCTTCCACGGCCTTGCGGATCGAGGCGGCAGCGGTGGCCCTGGACCGGTCGATCCAATAGGTCGCCGACAGCGAGTAACTCACCGCTACGGGAGACCGCGCCTCCACTGTGTCCGTCAGAGGCCGGACGGTTTCGGCGGAGCAGATGTCCGCCACCCGGTCCAGCACTTCCCGTTCAGGGAACTTCCCTCCCTCCATCAGGGGATACAGGCAGACCACCCCAGGCTCGGGGCTGTGCACCGCCACGTCGATGATGTCCGCGCCGGCGGTCTTCGCCCAGTATTCGTAACTCCCGCGCGACCCGGCCACGGAAAAGCTCTCCGGCGCCCGGTGGATCCTATCCCGCAGGTGCTCGTCCTCCTCCTCGTCCGCTCCGCCCGCCGACGGGGTGATGTTGATCACCGAAACCAGATAGGGCACGAGATCGACGAAACGATCGATTTCTCCCGCGGCGATTCCGTTTCCCGCATCTCCCCCCTCTGCGGCGGAGGCCGTCACGTCCGCGCATACGTCGCCGATCGGGATTTCCGCATAGGCATCGACGGCGAAAACCACGCCCCCCTCATTCTTGACACGGGTCCCCGAGGGGATGGACGTCGCCGAAGCCCGAGCTGCGGCCAGGGAAAACCGGAGAGTCGTCGTGGCCGCTTCGGCCCCGGCTCGCGCCACCCCCATCAGCGCACCGATCTGATCCAGGTAGTCCCCCTCCGCGTAGGCCAGCAGATTCATCTTCGCCGCCCGGTCGATCAGGGCCCTCTGCTGGGCGATCACGGCGGCGACGGTCTGCAGGAACAGCCGGACCGGGTCGGCCCTGGCCAAGGTCCGACCGGCGGCCGATTCGTAGGCGGCTACGATATCCGCCTCGACGGTCGCCGCGTCCCTGCCGGCGAAATCGACATCCTCAAGCCCCCACATCGAGCCTCACCCTCACCTTCGGCACGAGACGGCCGTCGGCCCCGTCCCCCTCGTAATCCACCCCCACCACCTCCGCCCGGGGCTCGAATCGCTCCACCGCCCGCACGATCCGGGCGGACAGGCGGGCTTGAGCCACCGGCAGGGGAGCGTCGAGCAGGGAAGCGTCGACCCCCAGCTCCCGGTCCAGCGGCGCGGTACCCTCGATGGTGGTCAAAATGGTCCGGACGTTCTGGACGATTTCCGCAGCCTCCGAGGCGGGGGCGAAGTCCACCGTCCCGGAGATCCCCAGGATGTCCAGCTCAGAGGACATCGACGTACTCCTTCAGGGTCACCTGAACGACGGCGACGATCAGGCGTCCTTTGCCGTCCACCACCCGGTGCTCCTCGTCCAGGGATGCCAGCACGAATCGCCCCTGGGGAACGCCCCCGAAGATCAGATCCTCCGCCGCCCCCCGGTCGCGGAGCCTCCGCAACGTCTTCAGCTCCTCCGTGGGGTCCACCCCCAGGGCCGCGCTGAAGACCATCGAGAAGGACACCTCCGTCAGCCCCGGTCCCAGGTACTCCAGGACGGGCTTCCTGCCGCAGACCGCGTGCTCTGCCAGACGGGCCTCCGCCTTTCGGGCGATTCCGTCGGGAGTACGGACCCTCCTCGATGAGGCCTCGAACACCACGTCCCCGAACGTGCCGATGCCCATCCCTCCGCCGCCTCCTCCTCATCCTCATCCTCCCGCGAAGACGTTGGGGCTCCCCTCCGAATGGGCGCCCGAGACGCCGCAGCTTTCGCAGACCGTCCTATCCCCCACTCGAGTCACGGCCCTTCCGTTCGCGAAGACCTTCGAGCTGCCGGTCGCGGACCGGAAGGTCCCGCCGTGGGGACAGTTCGTGGGACCCTCGTCTCCCGCCCGATGAATCGGCCGCCCGTTCGCGAAGACGTTCGGGCTCCCCGAGGCGTTCGTCCCGCTCCTGCCGTGGGGGCAGCAGGGCAGCCCCAGATCGCATTTCCCCTCGGTCGCATCCCCGATCCTCGTCATCGCCGGCAAGACGCCACCTCCATTCCATCAAAAAACCGCCCCACCTTAAGGGGCGGCCTCAGTCCAGAACGTAGTTCAGATGCTCCGGGATCGGGACATCCCCCTCCGGACATAGCTGCAGGGTTCGAGCCGTGGAAACGACCAGATCCCCATCTTTCCAGACGACTTTGGTCCCGAAAAAATCGGTCATCCAGACCTCGTGAGTCCTGCGATTCACCTGCACCCCGAACCCTCCAGGGATCCCCCAGTGCCACACGTCCTGGTCCTCCACCGGGACGGGATCCTCCGGAGAATAGATCGATCCGAGGACGAAGCCGACCTCCATGCCGTTGCCCATGAAGCAGCAGAGCACCTGCTCCCCCACGTCGGGGAGCCCGTAGAACCGGTTCTTCATGGTCCCTCGGGTCAGGACGGCCAGCTCGTCGGTGATCATGTCGTCCTTGTCCGTCAGGCGAACCCGCACGGTCCCGGCGGAGGGATTCACGGCCTGGACGATCCCGATCCGGAACAGGTTGTTCGTCTCGTCTCCCGTCTTTCCGGGCACGCTCGTCCCCCCCTATTCGAAGATGTCCTTGCCCTCCCAGGTCCCGAGTTTCTTCTTCTTGACCCCACCCTTCCGCTTGCGGGGACGCGTGCTCTTGGAAGCCGCGCTCCCCCTGTGGATTTCAAGGGACGTGACGTAGCCTCCCGAGATTTGATGCTCCGCCTTGTCGATAAACCAGATCCCGTCGAAGGCCCCGAAGCCGGACAGCTTTATCGTCGTACCCCCCAAAAGGGCCGGATCGCCCAGGATGGTCAGGCTGCCCGTCCATTCCGCCCGGTTCGCCTGTTTCAGGCGGCGCTTGGCCAACCCCCTGGCCTGAGCCTCCGACTCCACCCGCTCGTTGATCTTCAGGGTACGGCCCGTCTTTACGTCCGGGTCCTTTTCCTCGCAAATCGACGTCCCCTTCCACTTGCCCGCCTTGGGGTCCTGGTACTGCACCTTGCATTTCCCGTGCACGCTGTCGGACCGGCGGGCGAAGGACCACCGCAGGACGGAGGACTCCCCCAGTGTTACGGTCGCCAC